GCGCCGCGATGGTGTTCGCCGGCATCGCGTGCCTCGCGGTGTTCTGGTTCGACCACGAGGAGGTGAAGCGTGACCGATGACATCGTGGCGCGGCTGCGCGAGGAAGGGTTCATCACCCATATGGCCCGGCTTCCACGCGAGTCAAAACTGCTACACGAAGCCGCCGACGAGATTGAGCGGCTGCGGCTCTTGCTTGCCGATCGAGAAGCTGAAATCACCGACCTGGTTTTGGGATTCACCCACGACGTTTGGTGGACACCTGGTCACAGGGATCGGATTCGATGCGAGTCATACGCAAGATCGCGAGGATTCACCTGTTTCAAGGAGGCGACCGATGGCCGCGGGTGAAAGCTACACCGAGCAGCAGTACCGGGAGAGCCTCGAACCCCGGCACGACGACCCGTTCGAGCGGAACTACATCCCGCCGGTCGGCAAGTGCAACCTCATCCCGGAACTCGAAGCGTGGGCGCAGCGCATCCCCGACGCGCACAGCAAGCTCCTGCTTCAGGATGCCGCGGTGACGATCCGCAACCTCCGGTGGTATCTGGAGCGCCAGAAAGAGCAGATCGAGCACGAGCAGAAGCGCGTGATGCTGCTGTTTGAAGAGCGCAGGATCGACCGCAAGTGCATCGAGTCGATGCGCTATCTCCTCGAGCAGGGGCGTAGTGGATGAGGCGCGCTACAGGCTCGCGCTCATCGTCGCGCGCGCGGGGTTTCGCCGCGTTGGCCGACGCAGCATCGACGGTCGCGAACCGCACGACCTCGCCATGCAGTCGCTCCACCTCGACGAGTGGTGTCCTCGCGTCGTGTGGTGCGACATCCTCGACGCCTACCGCCGGGAGCGGGGTCGTCGAGCTGGCCGGAGAATTGTGGGACTTTACGACGGCTTCCCGGCCCGGCAGGAACCCGAGCGGCCCGAGCTCCGGCTCGAGCTGAAGGACCGGACCGAGGTGCTCTTGTGCGAGCTCCTCGCGGCGGGATTCGAGAAGCAGGAGGCCGCGCGCGTGATCGGCGTCACGCCGACGCGCGTCGGCCAGATACTAGGGAACATTCGCAAGCGGAATCCCCATGCAGACCCGAGGATTCCACAACGCAAGGAGAGCCAGGATGGACCGTAACGAAATGCTCCGCGCAGCGAAGGCGATCGTCGCCTTCCTCGAGTCGTCTTCTCTTGCAGCGCCCGCGCCGGGAGGGGGAGCACCCGCCCCCTCTCGGCAGGGTGCGCCCGAGGCGCCGCGCTCCATCGAGCCCGCCGGCATCCCCCGCGGCCCGATCACCGGGCAGATCAAGGGGATCTACCGCGAGGATTCGAAGTCGGGGAAGCCGCAGTGCAAGGTGATCCTCGGATGGCGCCAGGGCGGCGAGTCGTACTCCGCGAAGTTCTTCACGTGGGATGCCGCCGTGATCGCGGCCGCGGAGCACTTCGACAAGGGCGACATCGTCCAGCTGAACGTGAAGCCGTGGCGCGACGACGCCGGCCAGTTCGACTCGATCGCGAGGATGGGATGAAGCCGCGGCCACGGACGGCCTTCGACGTGGACGACATCCCGGGCGAGATGATCGCCGAGGCGCGCTGGGTGAACTGGCGCGCCGTCCAGAGGGACGGGAAGTGGACCAAGGTGCCCGTCGATCCGAAGACCGGAGGGCCCGGCAAGGCGAACGATCCGGCCACGTGGGGATCGTTCGAGCGGGCCGTCGCTAGGGCGACCGTCGACGACGTGGGCATCGGCTTCATGCTCGGCGACGGGTGGCTCGGCGTCGACCTTGACGGGATCGCCGACCCGGAGGATGGGGCGATCGCCGACCAATGGCTCGCCGACTGGGCCCGCGACTGCGGGACGTTCGTCGAGTACAGCCCGAGCGGGACCGGGCTTCATGCCGTGTTCCGAGGGGTCGTGGTTCCCGACGACTCCCAGAACCGCCGAGGCCCGGTCGAGGTGTACGACCGGGCCCGGTTCTTCTGCATCTCGGGCCGGGCACTCTTCGCTCGGCCTGTGGGGGGCTCCCAGATGGCCGTGGATGCCCTGTGCGCCCGTTTCCTCCATCGGGAGGCCTCGGTGGCCTCCCCGGCCTTCGAGGGCCGTAGCGAGGCTCCTAGGGACGATTCCGCCGTCGACTGGAAGTTCTGCTGTTCGCTCGCCGCGCAGGGGTGGCCCGAAGCCGAGATCCGGGAGCTCCTGAAGGCGAAGATGTTCCACGAGGGGCGTGAAGAGAAGGCGACCCGCCGGGATTACGTCGAGCGGACGGTCTCGAACGCGATCCGGACGGCCGGCGAGAAGCCGGAGGCCGGGCCCGTCGAGACGAAGGCGCTCCTTGAGATCATCCGGGAGCATCCCGTGCAGACGCCGTACCTCGTGCATCGCCTCCTACGGAGAGGAGAGGTCGGCGCCGTCATTGCCCCCCCGAAATGCCGGAAATCGTTCCTGATGCACGATCTCGCTATCTCGGTCGCGACGGGCCGCTCGTGGTTCGGCGGCTTCCAGTGCGAGCCCGGCAGGGTGCTCCTCGTCGACAACGAACTCACGCTCTCGACGATCGCCGACCGAATCCGGAACATCGTCGGGAACATGGGGTTTGGCATGGGCGCGCTCGAGGGGCGGTTCGACTGCCTGGCGCTGCGAGAGGACGACCGGAACCTCGATGCCGTCCTGCGCGGCATCCTCGAGCTCGAGCAGCCGTACGACCTCATTATCTTCGACGCGCTCTACATGTTCCTCGAGAAGGGCATGGACGAGAACTCGAATGCCGATATGACCGTTCTCCTCCGGAAGTTCCGGCGGTTCGCCACGCGCACCCAGTCGAGCTGCATCCTCGTGCACCACACGAGCAAGGGCGCGCAGCACATGAAGGAGACCACGGACTACGGCGCGGGCGCCGGCGCGCTCTCGCGTGCCGTCGATCTCCATATGGCCGTCTACCGGCACGAGGAGGACGATACTTTCGTGGCTCGGTTCGAGGTGCGCTCAGGGGCGCCCGTGGCGCCGATCGGCATCCAGTGGAACTATCCGCGGTTCACGGTCGCGAGCGGGATCGACGTGGACGAGCTCTACTCGGGTCGGAAGAAGAGGTCGGAATGACTCTCCTTCTCATCCTCTTTTGGGTTCGAGTAGGCTCGTGGGGGCCCGTGCTTGAGGCACGGGCTCGAGCCTACTCGCGGAACCGGGTTTTGTCAAGCCCCCCCCGTATCGGAGGCTCCCGTGAATAGCCGAGCGAAGGGTGCACGTGGCGAGCGCGAGGCGTGCGAGGCGCTCTCGCGTGTCGGGATCGACTGCACGAGGACGGCTCAGTATTGCGGCAAGGGCGGCACCGCCGACCTCGCGTGCGCCTCCGAGGTCCATTGGGAGGTCAAGTTCTCCGAACGGCTCAACCCTTACGCATACCTCGACCAGGCGATCCGGGATTCGACCCCCACGAGGCGCGTGCCGGCCGTGCTCATGCGCTCGACCTACAGGCCGTGGCTCGTGATGCTGCGCCTTGACGACCTTCCACGCTTCCTCGAGGAGTACCGCCGTGAGACCGAAGTTCGAGCCGCACTGGAAGGGACCGAAACACGCGCCGAGAGCGTACCTCGGGACGACGTGGGCGAAGCTCAGGCGACGCTACCTCATGGAGCACCCGGCGTGCGCCCGGTGCGGACTCGCGGCCGAGCACGTGCACCACGTGCGACCGAGAGCGGAGGCGCCTGACTTGCGCTTCCGATGGGACAACCTGCTATCGCTTTGCAAGGCGTGCCACGCGCGCGAACATGGCCTCGATCCTCAAAACCCGCGTTTTTGGCCTAAAAACGAGGGTGGGAGGGGGGGGGGAGGGGGGGGGGTAACATGAGCGGTTTGGGGGGCCCCCTGGGCATCACCCGTCCCACGGCGGGAAATCCGCCACGGTCCGCGCGCGACACGTGCGTCGGCTACGCGCGCGACGTGGTCGCGGGCCGCATTCCGGCAGGCCGCTGGATCTACGCGGCGTGCAATCGCTTCCTCGGCGACCTCGCGGACCCCAAGCTCACGATGGACTGGCACGCCGTCGAGCGGCTCGACGGGTTCTTCCGGCGGCTCTCGCTCGTCGGCGAGTCGAGCGGCGCCGACTTCGAGCTGCACCCGTGGCAGCTCTGGACGCTCGCGCAGATCGTCGGGTGGCGCGCCGAAGGCCGGCGGCGCATCCGCCTCGCGATCGTCCAGGTCGCGCGCGGCAACGGCAAGACCACGCTCATGGCCGGGCTCGCGCTGTGGGATCTGCTCGCCGGCGACGGTCGTCGCGTGCACGTGATCGCGAACAACGAAGAGCAGGCGACGATCTGCCTCGACACCGCGCGGACGATGGCCGCTCGGCTCGAGGAGCCGGGCCTCGTGGTCCGGTTCAACCGGATCGTCCGGCCGTCCGCGGACTGCGAGATGACGGCGCTCCCTGCGCTCGAGCGGTCGCTCGACGGCCTGAACCCGTCGCTCTGGATCGCCGACGAGGCGGCGGAGTTCAAAGGCCGCTTTCTCACCAAGCTCCTCACCACAGGCGCCAAGCGGCGCGAGTCGACGGGCGTGATCATCACCACGCCGGGCGCGAACCCCGAGAACCACTACTCGGAGCTCGTGCTCCAGGGCGAGGCGATCCTCCGCGGCGAGGTGCAGGACGAGACCGTCCTACCGATCCTCTACGGGCTCGACCCCGAGGACCAGCTCGACGACGCGGAGGTCTGGCCGAAGGCGAACCCCGGCCTCCCGTTCGGGCAACCAGACGAGCTCTCTCTTCGCCGCTCGTGGAACACGATGAAGCGGAGCCCGATGGGCCGGGCGGAGTTCTCGAGATACCACGCCGCGCGCTGCGATGAGAACACCGGCGGGTGGCTCGACATGAACCAGTGGCCCGGCGGGAAGTCGATCGACTGGGAGGAGCTGAAGGGCCGGCCGGCCTACATCGGGCTCGACCTCTCGAAGTCGCTCGACATGACCGCGTGCGTCGTGGCCGTGCCGCTCGAAGGCGGGCGCGTCGCGCTCCGCGGCCACTACTGGTGGCCGAAGGCGAACGTCGCCGAGCGGGAGCTCGACTACCGGATGCCGATCCGCACGTGGGCGCTCGAGAACAAGATCAGGCTCACGCCGGGCCGGGAGATCGACTACCACGAGATCGAGAAGACGATCCTCGACCTGTGCTCGGAGTTCGACGTGCGGCACGTCGGATACGACGCCTGGGGATCGAAGTACCTCGCCGAGGTGCTCCAGGGCAAGGGCGTCCCGCTCGTGGTCTACCGGATGGGGATCGCGACGCTCGGACCGGGCTGCAACCTCTTCCAGAACCTGTGGGCCGGCGGGCGGCTCGTGGTCGGGGACGATCCGATCCTCCGGCGCGCGTGCGCCGAGGCCGACGCGAAGCGCGACCAGAACGGGAACATCCGGCCGGTGAAGAGCCGGGAGTACTGCGCGATCGACCCGCTCATCGCCTCCATCATCGCGTGCCATCTGTGGGGCGGCGCGCGTCGCTCGATCTACGAGGAAGAGGCCGAGGAATATTACAAGAATCGCGGTTTAGACGCCTTGTAAGATTAGGTCGCCGCCGATTGTAGGGGAATGTTCCGGCGACTCCTCGCGAAGTTCCGCGGCCACGGCTACGGGCACTTCAAGACCCACGGCTTCCTTTCCTCGACCGTCCTCGACGGCGGGGGGATGCCGTTCGTCGGGCCGTCGACGGCGCTCCACTACACGCCGGTCTACCGTGCCGCGACGCTCATCTCGAACGATGTCGCGCGAACCGCGGTCAACGTGGCGCGGACCGATGTCGAGACGCTGCTCGCGCAGCCGAACCGATGGACGAACGGCTTCGAGCTCCGGCGCTCGATGACGCTCCAGGCGCTGCTATACGGGAACGCCTTCGCGGCGATCAACCGCACGATGTCGGGCGAGCTGCTCGAGATCCTCCCGCTCGA